TGAGTGTACTATTCGGTATGAATATATCGAAAAACGTTTAGATGAGGGTTCTGCTAAATTTAAAAGATTAGAAATGTTGTTATGGGGGGTCTATCCGTTTATACTTGGTTCGATAGTATTTGCTAGTTTTATTTAGAGATTGAAATGCCTTTACAAAAATTTGTATTTAAACCAGGAATTAATAAAGAACTCACAGCATATTCTAATGAAGGTGGTTGGTTCGATAGTAATTTAGTAAGATTTAGAAAAGGGCTTCCTGAAAAAATAGGTGGTTGGGCAAAAAGAAGTGGTACTAATTTTATATCACGTGGTAGAGCTTTACATGCATGGCAATCACTTGCTGGAACACAATTTATAGGACTAGGGGCTACACAAAAATATTATATCTTAGAAGGGATTAATTATTACGACGTAACACCTATAAGAAAAACATCTACTAACACCATAACTTTTTCTGCGACTGATGGAAGTGCCGTAATAACTGCAACTGACAGCGGTCATGGTGCTGTTAAAGGAGATTTTGTTACTATAAGCGATGCAGTAAGTTTAGGTGGAAATATAACAGCATCTGTTTTAAACCAAGAACATCAAATTACATCTGTACCAAGTTCTAATACTTATACTTTTACAGTATCTGCGACTGCAAATTCAAGTGACACAGGCAACGGTGGTTCAGGTGTAGACGGTGCATACCAAATAAATGTGGGTTTAGATGTTTTTGTACCATCTACCGGTTGGGGTTCAGGTAATTGGGGTGAAGGAACTTTTGGTTCAGTTTCTGCATTATCTTTTGCTACTCAATTACGATTATGGTCACACGATAACTTTGGCGAGGATTTAATTATAAACCCTAGAGGTGGTGGTGTTTATTATTGGGATACCAGTAGTGGAACATCGACTAGAGCAGTGGCACTACCTGATTTATCAGGAGCAAATTTAGCACCTACGGTAGCACTTCAAGTTTTAGTGAGTGATATTGACAGACATGTTATATGTTTCGGTGCAGACCCTATAGAAGGTGAAGCAAGGTCAGGAATATCTGACCCATTACTTATAGCTTTTAGCGACCAAGAAGATGTAACACAATGGGAGCCTTTACCAACTAATACCGCAGGTTCATTACGTTTATCTTCAGGTTCTTTAATCATAGGTGCAATTAGGGCAAGACAAGAAACACTCGTTTGGACAGATACCGCTCTTTACTCTCTAAGTTTTATAGGACAGCCTTTTACTTTCGGTGTTAATCTGATAAACGAAGGTATAAGTATGATAAGCCCAAATGCAGCAGTTAATACTACTAAAGGTATTTTTTGGATGGACAAAAAAGGTTTTTACGTTTATACAGGTCAAGTTGCTACAGTTCCTTGTTCTGTTTTAGATTACGTTTTTAGTGATATGAACGAGTCACAAAGTTTTCAAGTTTTTGGATTTTCTAATAAAGCTTTTGATGAAGTAGGATGGTTTTATTGTTCAAAAAGTCAAACTAATATAGATAGATATGTTGTTTATAATTATGAAGAAAACGTTTGGTCAATAGGTCAATTATCTAGAAATGCATGGCTAGACGAGGGTATTTTAGATAACCCTATAGCAACACATGAAGTATCATCTAATAGTAGTTGTATTTTTAATCATGAGATAGGTCATGATGATGACGGCTCAGCTATGCAAAATGTTTTTATTGAGTCTAGTGATTTCGATATAGGCGAAGGAGATTTTTTCCAACATGTCAATAGGATAATTCCTGATATAAAATTTATAGGTGATGGTTCTTTAGGTTCATCAGGACAAAAAGTTGATTTTGTTTTAAAGAAAAGAAACTTTCCAGGAGAAGATTTAACTACAGTAACCACAGCTTCTTGTTTTTCTAATACTACAAAATTAAACACACGTTTACGTGGTAGACAAGCGGTAATACGTGTGCAATCTAATGATGATGATACGAACGATATAGGTATGAGTTTTAGGCTAGGAGCAACTCGTTTAGACTTGAAACCTGATGGTCAAAGATAATGGGAAAAATCTTACAAACAAAACTGCCCTATGCTACTGGACCTGTAAATTCTTTTTCTGCTGCTTTACTTTTTAATAGGTTAGTTAGGATTTTAGAATTAAGTTTAGGTCGAGTAGATTTAGGTGCGACTGTAACAGTTAATGAAGAAGAGAGAAACTTAAATTTATTTAATAAAGGTGATATAATTTTTAATCTAAGCACAAATCAACTACAGTTATGGAGTGGTACTGAATGGATAGACTTATACGTTGGGGAAGAAAATGGAGTTCAAGGAACGACAGCTCTAGGGAGGGTGACAGTGTCAACTGGAGGGGCGACAACAATCAAGATATTATGAATATAGATAAACTTAGAGAAGAATTAAAATTCGATGAGGGCTGTATAGATAAAATATATTTAGACCACCTTGGATACCCTACATTTGGTATAGGGCATCTAATCAAAGAATCAGACCCTGAACATGGTCAAGATGTTGATACACCAGTCTCTGAAGATAGAATAAAAGAATGTTTTGAAAAAGATATAAATATTGTAACTACAGAGCTAGATAGAAATTTAGAGTGGTGGATTCACTTACCTGAAGATATACAAAGAGTATTAGCAAATATGTGTTTTAATTTAGGTATAACAAGATTATTAAAGTTTAAAAAGTTTTTAGCTGCATTAGAAGAACATGATTGGGAAACTGCTGCAGTTGAAATGATGGATAGTCGTTGGGCGACCCAAGTTGGTCCTCGTGCGATTCGTTTAAAAGAAAGAGTATTAAAAGGAGAATAATATGGTCATGAAGAAAGCTAAAGGAATGAAAAGAGGCGGAAAACTCAAAAGTTCTAAATACAAAAAGAAAGGCGGCATGAAAAGAAAAACCATGAGAAAAAAGAAGAAGTAAGTGCCTTATCTCATAAGTAATATCCCGCACTTTAAATGTTGGGTGCGAAGAGAGTTTACAGCTAATCATCAGCAATATCATGGAGAATTTTTACATGCTATTGCTTTTGCTGTAAATACCATTCCAGACAGGTCATTAAGTTTTCAAGTTGTTTTTACAGGTTGTGAAAGGGAGTACGATGATTGGGACGAAGGTAACATACACGGTGGTGCCATGTGGGCACGCATGCCAATACAAGGACTGATAGCTGATATTCCTGTTGAGGAGTGGGCTGTTCCTATGGAAGACCATTTATGTCAGCCATGGGATTGTGAATCAAGAGACCATTCTGTGGTAGTTATGGATAGAGTAAGTTCTTCTCCATGGCTTTGCAAAATCGACGGAAAGTTTTATACTGGTAAATATATGTTTACAGTAGATTACACAAATAACGGTATAGCTGATTGTCCTGCACAACATAAACAATCACATGTTTTATATATTACAGAAGATTGTGAGTGGAAAGGTAATCTTGTAGCTTTACCTAATAACAGAGTGAGGGCTACTAGTCCTGCATTATGGGTTACTGGTGAGGGTGCACCTAAATTTACACCATCACAACATCTTCATTCTGCAGAGGGTCATGAAAGTTATCTAGACCCTAGTATAACTTTTGATAACTTATACAAGGAGTAATTATGGCAAAGGCGAAAAAAAGACCTGCAAAGAAAAAGAAGTCTTCTAAATCTAAAGCAGTGCCAACTAATCCTGCACTATATGCTAGAGTAAAAGCTGAAGCGAAACGTAAGTTTAAAGTGTATCCAAGTGCTTATGCAAATGGATGGCTAGTTAGAACTTATAAAAAACGTGGTGGCGGTTACAGAACTAAAAAAGCATAATGGCACGTAAAGGTTTATGGGCTAATATACATGCCAAACGTAAAAGGATAAAGGCAGGCTCAGGTGAGAAAATGCGTAAAAAAGGTGCAAAAGGTGCACCAACTGCAGCTCAAATGAGAAAAGCTAGAAAAGGAACTAAAAGACGTGGTAAAAAGTAGACGTAAAAAAGACCCAAAGAAGGGTACCGGTAAAAAACCAAAAGGAAGCGGAAGAAGATTATATACTGATGAAAACCCTAAAGACACAGTACGTATTAAATTTGCAACCCCTGCAGATGCTAGAGCAACAGTTGCAAAAGTCAAAAGAGTTAACAAACCTTTTGCAAGAAAAATACAAATACTTACTGTTGGAGAACAAAGAGCTAAAGTAATGGGTAAAACACAAGTAGCTAGTATATTTAAAAAAGGTAAAGAATCTATTAGGAAAGCGAGGAAAAAAAGTGGCTAAACCTAAAGGCGGATTAACAGCATGGTTTGGAAAGGGACCTAAAGGCGATTGGGTAGACATAGGTGCGCCTAAGAAAAAAGGTAAATTTCAAAAATGCGGTAGAAAATCTGCTAAAGGAGGAAGTAAAAGAGCCTATCCAAAATGTGTTCCTAGGTCTAAAGCTAGAAGTATGACAGCAGCACAACGAAAAAGTGCAGTACGTAGAAAAAGAGCAGCAGGAAATCCTGGTGGTAAACCGACAAACGTAAGAACGTTTGCAAAAACTAAAAAGAAAAATGGCAAGAAAAAAAGCTAAAGCTATTAAAAGAACCACAGGAAAGGGGGGTAATTACCGACCTACTAAAGCTGGTGCAGGCATGACTAAAAAAGGTGTTCGTGCGTATAGGAGAGCTAATCCAGGATCCAAGCTTAAAACTGCTGTAACGGGTAAAGTTAAAAAAGGCAGTAAAGCAGCAAAGCGTAGAAAGTCTTACTGTGCTAGGTCGTTAGGACAATTAAAACGTAGTTCTGCTAAAACTAGAAACAATCCTAATTCAAGAATACGTCAAGCAAGACGAAGATGGAAGTGTTAGATGAAGAAAAAAGGAAGTAAAAGAAAAGGTCTTTGGGCAAATATACACGCAAAAAGAAAACGTATAAAAGCAGGGAGCGGTGAACGTATGAGAAAACCTGGATCCAAAGGTGCTCCTAAAAAGAA